TATCAAAGTAGCAAGTGCTACCCAGATAAGAAAAAATAATAGATTATCTAATAAGATTTTAAAAATTTTAGAAGCATCTGATGCAATTAAAGCAACAGGTAAAAAATTTATTAAAAAGAAAAAATAGTTTGTTAGAAAAGATTAAACGAAAAGCCAGAACAATTCCCTTTGGCTATAAGATTGACGACACAGGGGATTATATAGTTCCAATAGAATCAGAACTAGAAGCATTAGAACAAGCAAAGAATTATTTAAAAACATGTTCATTGAGAGAAGTGGCAATATGGCTAACAAGGAAAACAGGAAGGTATATCTCATATGTCGGACTTAACAAAAGAGTTAAACGAGATACCACCACCAAAGCCAAAGAAGATAGTCAAGAGAAAAGCCAAACGATCAGCTAAAGAAGTTTTAGCAAGAACACGTAAGAAAGTTGCAAAGGCAGAACAAACTCTACGTTCAGCCAAAGCTCATGCAGAAAATACTAAAAAAAGACTGTTAACTATTAACAAAGCTTTAGATGGTAAGGAGCAGCAACTTATAACCCAAGATGTAATAGATGAAGCTCCTAAAAGTATACAGGAGCATATTTCTCAGCAGAAAGTTATATTCAAGCCTAATAAAGGCCCACAAACAAATTTTCTAGCAGCCTCAGAAAGAGAAGTATTCTATGGTGGAGCAAGAGGTGGTGGTAAATCATATGCAATGTTAATTGATCCACTACGATATTGTCATAAAGAAAACCACAGAGCATTATTACTACGGAGAACAATGCCAGAGTTAAGGGATTTAATTAATCATTCCCAAAGATTATACTCAAGGGCATTCCCAGGAGCAAAATGGAGAGAGCAAGAAAAAGAGTGGAGATTCCCATCAGGAGCAAAGATAGAATTCGGTTACGCAGAAAACATGACAGATGCTTTGCGATACCAAGGTCAATCTTACACATGGATAGGAATAGACGAACTTCCACAATATCCTTCGCCAGATATATATAATTTTTTAAGATCGTCACTTAGATCAGTTGATCCTAATATACCAGTTTATATGAGAGCTACAGGTAATCCAGGTAATGTAGGATCACAATGGGTTAAAGAGATGTTTGTGGATCCTATAGATCCAAATGTAGCTTTTAACGTAGAGATAACTACACCCAAAGGAATAAAGTATATAACTAGAAGATTTATTCCTGCAAAGTTACAAGACAATCCGTACCTTATGCAAACAGATGATTACTATGCAATGTTATCATCTTTACCAGAAGTACAAAGAAAACAATTTTTAGATGGAAATTGGGATGCATTCTCAAATGCAGCATTTCCAGAATTTAATAGAGAGATTCATGTTGTTGAACCTTTTGAAGTACCTAAAGGATGGCAGCGTTTTCGTGCTGCAGACTGGGGTTATAGTTCTCCTGCTTGTGTTCTTTGGTTTGCTATTGATTATGACAATAATTTATGGCTATATAGAGAATTATATACTCAAAAGATTACGGCAGATGTATTTGCACGAAAAGTCTTAGAGCTAGAGCACGGAGAATACATACGCTACGGGGTCTTAGACGCTAGTACATGGGCAAAGAGAGGTGATGTGGGCCCAAGTATCGCAGAAACGATGATTCAAACAGGATGTCGCTGGAGGCCCTCTGACAGAACACCTAAAAGCAGAATTAGTGGGAAATTAGAGATTCATAAAAGATTAAAGACTAGTGATGATAAGAAGAAAGAACCAGGACTTAGAATTTTTTCTACTTGTAGAAATTTATTAAGAACTTTCCCAACACTTCCATTAGATGATAATAATCCAGAAGATATTAATACACATGTGGAAGATCATGCATATGATGCATTAAGATATGGCTGCATGAGTAGACCAACACACACTAGTTACGCAGAAAGATTTAATAAAACTCCACGACCACAATTTATTCCCTCGGATAGAATATTTGGATATTAATTAATATTATAAAAGGGGATAATGAAAAAAATTAAACTACCTATTGTAGATAAAAAGAATTTTCCTTATACATTAGTAATGGTTTATTGGGAAGATATAGTTGGAGATGTAGCTTGGGCAGATATATCTGATATTAAAAAATCTAAAACTGCAGTATGCTGTAGTGTTGGATGGTTAATATTACATACAAGTAAAACAACTGTTGTTATGGCTGATTTTATTTTTGAAGATAATGGTAAAATAAAACAAGGTGGTGGATATACAACTATTCCAACAAAGAATGTATTGTCAATTAAAAAAATAAAAATATAGGAGAAACCCCATGGCAAGAAAAAAGAAAACAAGAACAGTATCGGATGTCATTGAGGATATCAGAGAGTTACATGAAAAGGAAGAAGACTTATTAATGGAGCTTGAAGATTTAACTGAAGAGTCTGATATTGATGAAGGAGATGAATAATGGAAACTAAATTTGACCCAAAAACTAAAGTGAAACAAGGAGATCTTGGTTCAGCACCTGATGGCAAACAGCCAAATCAGGAAGCTACTAATATTGATTTTGATAAACATGCACCAGGTAAAGGTAAATCTAAAAATTATTTAGATTTAGAAAAGAGTGGTGAGTATTTAACTAAATCAGGAAAAGAACATGTACAAGATTCATTGTTTAAATTAGCTGATCAAAAAGATTATTAATAAATAAATAACAAGGAGAAATAAAAATGCCAGAAGGATATGGATACCCAAAAGGTGAAGCAATTTTAGGAAAGATTAAACAAGGTGAATTTGGATCTGATGTTGCTAAAAGACCTAATGAAAAATTAAATATGAACCCTAATCAAAAAATCAAACAAGGTGATTTAGGATCAGAATCAGGTTCAGTAGGAAAAAAAGAAAAAGTAGATAAATCTATTTTTACAAAAGCTGAACAAAAAGATTACTAATCATGGCTATTAGACCTGACAAGAATGTTCTTAATGAGCATTCTAAGTTTAATAAATTTGATAAATATAAAGCTGAACAAAAACCTGACGTAATGAAGGTAGCTGATATATCTAAAAAAGATATTGATGTATCTAAAGCTAGAGGTTATTCTAAAGTTGATTTGGATACTGCTAAAATGTTAAGTGGTAATCCTACTTTAACACAAGATGAATTAGATCAATTAAAAAAAGCAGCTAAAGATGATAAAAAATTAGAGACAACAGGACAATTTTAAAAATTATAATTAAATGGATACAAAAGACGAAAACTTAGATCCATTTGTTGGATTTATAAGAGAGAGATTTCAACAAGCGGAAACAGCTAGACTCTATGATGAGAAGAGATGGCTTAAAGCTTATCGAAATTACAGAGGATTATACGGACCAGAAATGGCTTTTCGTGATAGTGAGAAGTCTAAAGTTTTTGTTAAAATAACTAAGACAAAAGTACTTGCTGCTTTTGGACAAATTATTGAAGTATTATTTTCTAGTGGTAAATTTCCAATTGGTGTAAGACCTACAACAGTTCCCGAAGGAATTGATGAGTATGCACATATAGCAAAACCAGGACAAGCCCAACAGGCTAATGGTCAAGCACAACCAGAACAACAGAATGGTCAAAGCCCATATGGATTCTCTGGTGATGGTAGTGGATTACCAGCTGGTGCTACTGCTGAATCTTTAATGAAAGATTTATCACAGCATTATAAAGATTTGGGTTTTGAAGAAGGTGCAGCACCTGATTTAAAAACAATGCCACAAATAGAACCTGCAGAAATGGCAGCAGGTAAAATGCAAAAATTAATTCATGATCAATTAGAAGAGAGTGAAGCTATTACAATTTTAAGACATGTATTTTTTGAAATGTGTTTATTAGGTACTGGAATTTTAAAAGGACCTTTTACAAATGAAAAAACACATTACTCATATAGTTCAGATCAAGAAACAGGTGCACTTGCATCTATGCAAAAATCTAAAGTTATACCTTCAATAGAAGCAGTATCTTGTTGGGATTTTTACTCAGATCCAAATGCAACTAGTATAAATGATGCTGAATATGTTATTCAAAGACATTCACTTAATAAAGAACAATTTGCAGCATTAGCTAAAAAACCTTTATTTAAACTTAATACAATTCGTGAATGTTTAGAAATGGGTCCTAATTATCAAACAAGAGGATATGAATCTTCTTTATATGATAGAGAAAATGTACAAACACTTTATAAAAATAGATTTGAAGTTTTAGAATATTGGGGATTAGTATCTAAAGATATAGCACAACAATTAGATTTAGAATTTGATGATGGACTAGATGTTGTATCAGTTAATGTATGGATATGTGGTGGTAAAGTTTTAAGATGTGTAGAAAATCCATTTACACCAAAAAGAATACCTTATATGGTATGTCCATATGAATTAAATCCATATCAATTTTTTGGAGTAGGTATTCCAGAAAATATGCAAGATTCACAGCAAGTTATGAATGGCCACGCAAGAATGGCAATTGATAATTTAGCTTTATCAGGTAATTTAATATTTGATGTAGATGAAACTTTATTAGTACCAGGTCAAGATATGAAAGTATTTCCTGGAAAAATATTTAGAAGACAAAGTGGTCAGCCAGGAGCAGCAATTCATGGTGTTAAGTTTCCAAATACATCACAAGAGAATTTAATGATGTTTGATCGGTTTAGACAATTAGCCGATGAAGCAACAGGTATTCCTTCGTACTCACATGGTACAACAGGAGTACAATCAACTACTAGAACAGCAGCGGGTATGTCTATGCTCATGGGTGCTGCAGCTCTAAGTATTAAAACGGTTATCAAAAATATTGATGACTATTTGTTAAAGCCCCTAGGACAATCTTTATTTCATTGGAATATGCAATTTAATATTGATAGACCAGAAATAAAAGGTGATTTAGATATTAAAGCACAAGGGACATCTTCTCTAATGCAGAAAGAAGTTAGATCACAAAGACTAATGACATTTATGCAGACAGCTTCGAACCCATCGTTAGCACCGTTTGTTAAATGGCATACATGTTTAAAAGAAGTTGCAAAATCTTTGGATATAGATCCAGATCAATTAATTAATGATCCAGAGAAAGCAGCAGTATACGCACATATAATGGGGATGGCAAATGGAAATCAACAAAATACAAGCAATAGTGGACAACAAAGCCCAATGGCAAATATGGGAGGAGTACCTGCAGGAGCTTCGCCAACAGACAATACAGGAGCTGGAGGTGGCAACATCGGAACGGGCTCTGTTCCGTTGCCAGGGGAAGCTGGCTTTAGTTCGCAAACTACTCAGCCTACCACAGGCAATAAAACACAGTAAGGAATAATATGACAGTAAAAACTTGGGATACATCTAGAGTAGGTGGTGGAACTTATGAATTAGAAAGAGATGCAACGACTGGAAGTTATAGTTTAAAATCTGTAGGATTTGCACAAGTTAATAAATTAAATTTACCTGATCTTTTAACCCAAGATGCAACTACTGCTACTACCCAAAATACAAATACAACTCAAACTACTGGTACTACTGATACGTCTCAACCTTATAAACAATTAGCACAAGCTAATCTTGGTGATACAGGACCAGATTACAGTGGTACTATGCTTAAGACTCCAAAAGTAAAAGAAGCTACAGTTAGAGATGTTGGTGAAATGGTAAATACTACTTATAATCAAATGACTGATGCAGAAAAAAATGCAATTGCAACAGGTACTGCAACAGTTGATAGATTAGTAGAAACAGGTGCACCTGGAGATAATCAGTTTGAAATGGTTAAAGAGCCTATGACTTTTACAGGTGCTACAGGTACAGAAACATATAGAACACCAAGAACTATAGCTGATCAAAATAAATATTTAGGTAGAACTTTTATAGATAGAACTACAGGTCTACAAAAAATAAAAGCAACTGCACAAAAAGCTAAAGCTAAAATTCAACCAGCAATAGTAATAGCAGGTAAAATATTAGGTGGAATGTTAAAAGCAATTACACCAGAATCATCACCTGTACAAAAAGTAAATAAAGCTTATTTTAATGTTAGAGAAGGTGATTCTACAGGAAAAAGAATAGCAGGTAATCCTGCAACAGATTTATATGCAGGTATGAATAGAACTTCTGATTATGGTAATTTAGAAAGAGCTGGTAATAAAAGAATAGCTAGAAGAGAAGCAACTATTGCTAAACGTGAAAAATCTAATAAACCTATGTCTGACAAATTTAAAAAAGATACAGAAAATATGAAAAAACAATCTGCCAATTATACAGCAGCAAAACAAAAAGCTACTCAAGGTCCTGCAGGTAGTGGTGGTAATGGGGGAGGATCAGATAGCAACACAAGAGTTATTTGTACAGAATTACATAGAACAAAAGAAATGTCTACTGTTGATTGGATAAGAGATATAAGATTTACATATAAAAATTTAAGTAAAGATCATATTAAAGGATATTTATATTGGGCAGTACCAACTGTTAAACATATACAAAAATATCCTAGATATAGAAAGGTATGGAAACATATTGCACAACACAGAGCAAATGATATAGCATGGAGATTAAACCAAGGTAAATTTGATTTACTTGGAAGAATATACGCAGGTATAGGAGAACCTTTATGTTGGTTAATTGGTAAATGTGTAAGTGATAAACAATTAAAAGAATTAAAATTAAATAGTTGGAGAAGAGCATAATGGCAATAGGACCAGATCAGAAAGTTACTACAACAGGATTAATGGGTGGTGATAAAAAACCTATACAGGCTCCTGATTTAAGTGGATTAAGTCAAGGTCAACCACAGGCAACACCACAAAAACCTGCACCAATTGCAAAAAGACCTGAACCACAAGCCCCTAATACTGATGATAGAATAAATCAAGTAGGACAAGCTAATCCTGATGCTATGGCTCAATTAGATGTAATTTTATCAGATCCAGATATTAATGATATTATACAAAAACTTGCACCTGAAGCTGCTAATAAAATAGCACAATTTAAAGGTGAAGAAAAGATAGTAGCATTACCTGCATCAGCAATAAAAAATTATGCTATTAAAATGTATGGCGGAGATGAACAAACATCAGTCCAACAATTTTTAACCGATTTGTCTGGTGAACAACCAGATGATACAACTGTGCCACCTGATACGGCAACTCAAACTGATAACATGATGAGTAATCAAAATGTTGATCAAGAAATTACTCCAGAGATGGATTCAATAGATCAAGGTCAAGAAGAGTTAGCATAGTATCAGCCCACAAATTATGGAAGTGAGCTACCCTTATCCATAAGGCACTCAACCAAAGAGGAAATAAAAATGGAAAAAGAAGAAAATACGGCAGTTGAAGTTTCTGAAGAAACTAAAACTGAAAAACCTAAACTTTTTAAAAAACCTAAAGCTAATGTATATAAAAAACATGATGACGCAAGTGATCCTGAAGTTGAAGCATTTGCTAAAGGTGAATTAGAAAAGTTTCACAGAGAGAAAGCAGAAACAGCAACCGTTCAAGAGGACACTGAAGCATCAGAAGAAATTGCAAGCTCAGATGGTAAAGCTACTCCTTCAACTGAACGCCCTGAAAATGCCGAAGAACGTGTTTTTAAGAAACGTTATGACGATTTGAAAAGACACTATGATTCTACACTTGGAAAGCATAAAGATGAAGTTCGTACTTTAAGAACTCAATTAGAACAATCATCTAAACATTTTGTTCCACCTAAGTCTAAAGATGAACTTGAGGCTTGGAGAAAAGAGTATCCTGATGTATATGATATGGTTGAAACCATAGCTATGACAAAGGCTGATACTAGAGCAAAAGAGATGGAGGATAAATACCAAAATCTCCAAGTTCAACAGGAACAAATTAGTAAAGAAAAAGCTGAAGTAGAATTGTTAAAGTTACATCCTGACTATAATGATATTCGTCAGAAAGATGAATTTCATAATTGGGCTGCTAATCAAGATCCTAATATACAAGGTTGGTTGTATGAAAATACTTCTAACGCACAATTAGCTGGTAGAGCTATTGATTTGTATAAAATGGATACAGGTATTAGTAAATTATCCAAAAAAGAGGAGACAGCTGTTAAGAAAGAGGCAGCTAAAGCTATAACAAAAACTGCTAAAGCAACTGAAACAGAGTTACCCAAAAAGAAAGTTTGGTCTAATGCTGAAATCAGTAAAATGAGTGTTCGTGAGTATGCTAAGTATGAAGAAGATATTGATAAAGCTGTACGAGAAGGTAGAATCCAACCTTAACAATAATAATAAATTGGAG